CTCGACATACACGCACCTCGATCAAAGAACAGCAATTCATAAGTAAACTGACTAAAAGAGCAATCTTTACTCACTGCTCCCCCGACCTAGCCAACGCAGCCATCAATGACTACCGCCGCTCAGCCACCGACCCGGAATCAGGAGAACTAGATTTTCTTAAAACAGATCAGCCCTACCATGACGTCCCACGAGACTTCCACTACAAGAGAGCACTCCGCGTAGTTGAAAAACTCTTCAGGCCAGAACGCCGACTAAAGCCCATCGCTTTCCCCGACCTTCGTTACTATCCCTGGACCGTCAACACCGCAGCCGAAGCCCCTTATACCGAAAGTTCTTATTGGCAGGAAACAATCCGTCAAAAAGCAAGAGAAGGAGATATCGATACAGAGAGAATGACATTTCACAACCTCTACAACGAAATTTTCCACGCTAACCGCACCCTTGTTCACGACATTAAATACGGACTATCAAATTTCTGGACCCCTTCCGGAACATCTATCCCGTACAAGTTCACCTACCTACACTCACGCGCACACATGGTTACCCACGACAAACCCGACAAGATCCGAGCCGTTTTTGGAGTCCCTAAACTCCTACTAATGGTAGAGAATATGTTCATTTGGAACCTCCAAAGAGAATATCTTCAACGATCAATCGGCAAATCACCCTTACTTTGGGGATTTGAAACTATCCGTGGAGGATGGATGAAGCTACTCAACAAGCTCACCTCCAAACATTACGAGTTCGTACTCTCCGCCGACTGGAGTGGTTTTGATCACAAAGCCCTTCATGAAGTTATAGATGACGTTCACGATATGTGGAGAAGCTGGTTCGATTTCGACCAAGGCTACGAGCCCTCGAAAAGCGACACCCACGACTATACAGACACTAAATCTCGCGAAGAGCAGATTGACCGACTTTGGAATTGGATGTGCCATGCTATCAAGCACACACCCATCAAGGCCGAATCTGGCAACATGTATCAGTGGAGATTCAACGGAATAGCCTCAGGCTTCCAACAAACTCAACTCCTCGATTCATTCGTCAACGCAATCTACCTCCTCACTTGCCTATCAGCATGTGGAATCAACATCGATTCCCAACATTTCCAGGCCCTATTTCAAGGCGATGATTCAATCACCACCTTCCCTGAAATGATTCCTGACCCCAAGGCATTCATCGAGAAATTATCACAAGAAGCGAAACGCCGGTTTAACGCCGACCTTTCCGCCGACAAGACTACCTATGGTACATCAACTGATGACGTAGAAGTCCTTTCTTATGGTAACAGATCTGGTCTCGCTACCCGACCACCAGCAGAGCTACTAGCTCACCTACTCTATCCAGAGAGACCCCGACGCGCACCCGAACACGCTGCAGCCGCAGCAGGTATCGCTCAAGCCGCAATGGGCTCATCCCTACAAGTTTACAATTCTTGCTTGGATGTGTACAACTTTTTGGTCAATGAGATAGGCCTGACACCAGCTTGGAAGAAGCCCTCACCCGAGGTACTTCGACCAGACATCCCCCTGGTTCAGCGATTTCCTTCCCACTTGGAAACGTTCCTTTCAAATTTCGATTTGAGAACGCGAACCGAAGCCGACAAACAACGACTTTGGCCAACCAAACCGACTGGCAATGGATTTCATTTCCTAAACTCTTGATCGACTCAGAGTCTTTGGATTTCGTTTTGATTTCTTTTTAGCGAAAAAAAAAAAAAAAAAAAAAAAAACTGG